ATGTAAACAATCTGTTTAATAAGTGTTTCTAACTTATCAATATCTGCTCCTTTAACTTGGACGTAACTTTCATCGCCATCCACAACCGTCAAATCACTAAGACCAAGAGCGGTGTTAGATAAAACATCACCATTGGCTAACAGAGTTCCAATTGTTAAAATATCGCAATTCAAAGAAAGAATGTCGATAGGATCTTGAATTATTGAATGACCGCTAAGAAAAGGACCAGTGCCATCATGTACTGTAGTGTCTCCAAATGGAGGATCATATTCTTCTGTGCCAACATCAAGATACAACATATATCCTTCTACAATGTCATCTGTTGTAGTGTTATAATAATCTCTAATATAATCAACGTTAAGATTATAAATTTCTTTATTTACTAATCTTGCAATTTTAAAAGTTGCGTCTTGTGTAGCGCCTGTATTAATATACACATATCCAGTATTTGAATAATATGGAGGAAATTTATATATAACACCACCACTAGAATATGTTTTTGTCCAGCCTGTACCATCAACAGAAGTAGTTAAATTGTCGTCAGAATATAGAAAAAATACAGTACTGTTGGATGTTTTAACATAATATGAATAAACATTACTGTTTATTTCATTCATATTTACTTCGGAATCACCAGGATTAACTTTACCTAAAACAGAATTAATTTTTATATAATCGTTGTTGGCTAAATTGTGATCGTTATTTGTTGTTATTTTTACTGGATTTTCTTTGTCAATTTTTTTAATAGAAACCGTATCATATAAAATTTCAGAAAGAAAAATAAATCCTGTGTTTTCAGTATGTTCTGAATAGACAGAACTATCTACAGGAATTGTTAAATCACTATCATAATACAACTCAAAAGATAAATCATCTACAGGTTTAACAAAATATTCATTACCATTTAATAAAGTCATACCTTCTATTGATTGTAATGAAATTTTCTCACCTTCATACAACCCGTGAGGTCCACCATATATTATAGAACCATTTTCTCCGTATGTAGTAACAACAGCTGGGTTATCTTTTGAAATGCCATAAATTTGTTTATATGAACAAAAATGTCTACCGTCAACTGGTGATGTTAAGAAAATATCATCGTATATACTAAAAGTATATTCATCAATTACTTTAGCAAAATATTTGTATGTTAGAACATTTAATTCATCAAATTCTATAATATAATCCAATCTAAATTGATTAGAATCTTGTAATCCGTGAGTTTCTACAGTAGTTATCGTAACAGGATTAGTGCTTGTAATTTTTCTAATATGTGTTGATTTACCATCAATCAAAATTGATGCATCTAATGAAAACCCTGTTCCACCGCTTAGTAGATTAAATGTAACTTCACCATTTCTACTAGTAACAGCTTTAACTACAGCTAAACCACCAGAACCACTATTTTTAATTTCTAATTCATCACCAACTTTATAACCCAAACCACCATTGACTATACTTACACTAGAAAGAGATCCAAAAATAACAGGTGCACTGTTTAAATTGATAGCAAGAATGTAATTTTCTTTATCATTTTCTGATAATTTTGAATATTGATAGTAATTAATATATTCTGTTGTAAGTAAATTCGATATTTCATATGAAGATGTCATAACCGCATTTTGATAAAAACCACGATGATCTGGAAAATCGTGTACACCTGCTTTTATGTCTAATTTCCAAACTCCACCACCTCCAGAAATAATTTTTCCAATTTTAGCATTTTGATAATATACGTTTTGCCCAATTTCAATAATTCCTTCGGAATTAAGTATATGTAGAGTATCGTATATTATATGACCATAAAAAGAAGCTTTCTTTTTATATTTTGGATCTTTAGCATCGTAAGATTTTTTTACATATAAATCGTCACATAAAATCTTTTCACCATATTTAAAATCACCCTGCAAATCTGTTAACACTAAAACATTTACGAGTTTATCGTTTACTGATGTTATGTAATAATTTTCAACAACAGCAAAAGCATTTTTACTACTTGAATAAATCTTATTGCCAATCAAAGCATATAAATGAACATTATCAGAAATTTCAATATATCTTGGTGTTTTCCATTCACCATCTGACAGTTTAAAAATATGTTCAGAAGGAATATAAGTTTCTATATCTTCATTAAATAACATCTTAAACAAAAGTTTATAAGATGTTTCTGTCCCCTTTGATCTGTAAAGATCCAAAATATGTTTAATTAAAAATTTCTTATTACCAAGTATATTTTCTGGAAGAGAATTAATATATTTGTTCTTAAAATATGTAATAAAACTGATAACGGTTGTGTCTAGATCACGAATTTCCATAAGAGATCTTGAAATATTTCCAACATTTCCAGTTGATTCCATCCATTCGTAATAAGCTTTTACAAACTCAATAAAAACAGGTCCATCTTCTTTATAAAACTGCGGAAACTGTGATTCGATAAATGGGGAAATATATTTTTCTATATTCATTTGTCACTTACTGTTTTAAAATTTAAACCTGTTACAGTATCAATTTCTATAATTGTATTGTCTTTACAATATATATCTTGTTTTAATGAAGATACAAACATTCTAACTAATCCAGTATCTGTTGAAGAATTAATATATGTATAAGGTAATTTAGCAACTGATACAACTCCACTCAAATAATCAATTTTTCCAACTTTAGAATAATTAGGTAAAGTTAGAGAAGAATTTAATTCTAACATATAAACTGATCCTGATCCAGAATCTACGCCTTTAATGTAGTCTGTTAAAATATAATTTTTACCATCAGCTACGAAGGAAGTTGTTTCTAAACTACCTGGTTTTATTTGATTATAAAATTTAAAATTTAATGAATTGTTTTCGATAGTTGGATTATAAGTTCTAAAAAGTTTAGCTATTGTTTCATTACTCAAAACACCAATATCTGAATCATTAATGGTTTGTTCAAACTTAGACATTCTAAATGCTGTATTAAAATTTTGAAGATTATCAACATTATAATTTTTCGCAGCAGTAATACATTTTGAAATGATAGTAGATGGGGAAGATGAAGTGTTTTTAAAATTAACATATATTGTTGAATCTAAACTAATATAAAGATATTCTGGATTTATAATTTTAACTGCAATCCCAACAGGGGAACGTTCTTTTAAATATGTTTCAATATCAATTTTTCTTGAATCTGTTAAACTGATTCCTGAATATGTGCTTGGTGAAATATACACCTTTCCATAATCCACAGATGTATTTGTAACACCACCAGTATAAACATTAACATATTCTACTTCTGGAAAATTCTGTAATACAGTTGACATATAATCTTGAGAAGTTACACATCTATTTTGAGTCTGATAATGTCTCGGCGCATTATATCTTATTGACTCTAAAGATTCAGAATTTGCACCACCTATAGAATAGGAAACAACATCTATAGTTTGTGGAAATACTCTTCCGTTATTGTATGGACCTATGTCTTGAGTTAATTGAAAACTACTAGTTGTATTTTTTTTATCATCAATTCCTATAAAATTACCATCAGATCCAGAAGAAACTCTATAGTTAATATAAACAATAGAACCATTTATTGGCGTATAACCAAAAATATTATCCCCAAACAACACCTGATATGATTGATTTGCAGAAGCTTGTAAAAAATAAACTTTAGAATTACCGTTCAGATTATAAAGATTTTCGGCAAATGTATAAACATTATTTGACAAACCACTATCTTCTGATACTGTAACTTGTATACTACTAGTATCTACTTTAGAATTAGATATAATGAACTGCTGAGTTTCTTGTGAATTATCAACAACAAACACATCATTATTATAATATCCTTCGTAAATTTCTAAATCAACAACAGAATATGTGTTACTTGAAGAAATATAAGATGTTTCTTTATCTGTCACAAAAGTATAAGAACCATTTGAACTAGTGCCAGTAAAAACTATTCCTTTTTGAATTATTAAAGGATTTTCAACATATTGTGTGTTGATATCAAATTTAATAACAGCTTTTGCTGATCTTGTTGATCTTGGGAGATAATTAAGTTCTTTTGCATGCGAAACAACAGAATCAAGCTTCTGAGCTGAGTCTAAAAACATTTCAGATGCAATCATATTAAGATAAAAAGAATTTAGATAAGTATTATAAGACATAACATCTAATAAGACGTTAATGTTTGATCCTTCAAAATTATAATCCTGAAAAGTTGGCTGTGATTTTAAAAATGTGACAAAATTCGCCTTTAATGTATCAAAATCAAGAGAAGAAACGTTTAGTGAACTGTTTGCCATTTATCGGACTCTTTTAAGAAGAAAATTTAGAGAAATAGGCTCTGGATTATTTATAAGAGAAAAAACAATATCAATTTGTATTTCATTTTCATCCGAAGTATTTTTAGCACTAACATCTAAAAGATTAACTCTTGGTTCATTAAACTTTATTGTATTTTTTATTTGAAATTCAATGCTAGTTAATGTTATTACACTATTCAAATCAAACAAAGAACCATACACATTAGACCCAAGGGTTGGTTGAAATATCCTTTCGCCAAGATTGGTTTTGATAAGATTTTTAATAGATTGTTTGATAGAGTTTTCATTTACGACTCTAGCAAGATTGTTTCCTATTGGACTGTAAGCAAAACTCGTTACAAAATCAGAAAAATATTCCTGTTTCTTTAAAGTTGCTGTAAGTGTATCTGCTCTTGTGATTGCCATCTTATCCTACTATAATACGGTTATGAGAGAACTGCCTGTTGCTGCAGCTGGAAAACAATGTGCTCCACCTAATGTTGGACACAAAGCATCTGCTGAAGCTCCATCACCAACAACAATTACTGGAAGACCATTGATAGTTATAGTCGGAGCAAAAGATGCTACCAAAGCACCGCCACCATGACTATCCAAATCACCACTTACAGCCCATGGTCTACCATTAACTAAAACAAAACTCTGTAATCCTACAGGTATTCCGCCTCCTGCAGGCACAGTACCTGTAAATGCACCACAAGCTCTAAGATCTCCAATTCTGTGACAAAATGGCATTTAAAATTTATCCTTGTATAAAGTTTACTAAAGCAGCAGTTACGTTTACTTCATCCGCAACTGTATCAACAAATCCAGCACTGTTTAATACCACACCTGTTTCTCCCGCAATAGTTGTTTGTGAACTATTAATAAGTGCAGTTCCTTCTGCAACTGCAGTAAGCGCCGCACCTGCGCGCATGCTTAACGCCCCAACAGCTACTAAAGTAATCAAAGGCGCTACCATAGTAATACCAGTAGGGTCTATATTAATGATAGAAGCACCCACTTGTAATCTAATATTTGTTAAACTTGTTATGTGTATAGGGGAAGGCGAATTGGCTGACATAGGTCCACCAGAATATAAATGCAGTCTGCCAGTTTCTACTGATGTATCCATATTACCACCTTGAACATGGATACCATATTCACCACCACCAATCATTACATGCTTATTACCTTGTACAGATTCTACATGATCACCATCATTGTGTGAGTGAACATGACCTGTATGAAGATGAACTATATCACCATCAGAAGTTTTGTATGTATTTCCGCCTGTATTATTATCAAACGATCCTTGGCCGCTGCCGCCTATTTTTTGCTTACCAACGCCGCTATATTCATTTTCACCAGTTACAGCACCTTTGTCTTTCTTATAATCTTCGTGTCTATTTTCTCCACCAGAAGATGCATCATTACCATCTGTATGACCATGCTGACCTTTTGCAACATAGGTTCTTACATCACCAACATGATGTTCATTTGTATGTGATCTTTGACCATCAGAAACTTCAGTTGTTGACCAAGAACCATCTGCACCTTGTTTCTCAACCCAAGCAGATTTAGGATTTTTGTGATCCTCATGGCGAATTTCCATTGTGCCGTTTTTACTCATACTTCCTGTCATATTAGACGGGATCATATTTTCTGTTCTTAAAGCAGGAGAATCGCCTAATTTTTTTACTTTATCTGGATCTTTTTTAGTTGACATATTATATACTCGAAATTATCTTTGTGAGAACAACAGCTTTAACCATATTATTTGTACCGCCCATATTTTTTACTATAGCTCCAGAAATAACACCCGATGTTACAGCTGATGTTAAATTATCTACAATTCCAGCTACCTGATCACCAACAACATTATTAACAGCATTACCAACAATATCACCTGCAATGTTTCCAACAATAGAAGAAATATTTCCAGTGGCCAAACCAGCCATATTACCTAACAACCCACCCAATTGGCCTATACCTGGAATACCAAAAGCACCACTAGATATATTTTTCATTGATCTAAGAAGAGCGATATTTCTTGCAAATGTTGTTAGTGTTCTACTAACTGATCCTTGGTTTAAAACTGATTTTGGTAATTGTAAACTTTGAGTCAAATTAATAATAGCACCAATAGCACCTAATATAGCGACTAAAGAAGATAGATTATTACTAGTACCTTTACCTAAAGTGCTTTCTATTCCATTATTTAATGTTGTTGTCATACATTTTTCTAAAATGATATTTAATTCTGAAGCTGAAATACTGCCTTTTTTAATAAACGGATTTAACGCATAAAACAATTCATTTTCAGCTTGCGAATACATATAATCCTGATGAGATGCCCAGGGATAATCTTCTACCCCTCTCACAGTATAAATCAAATCACCATTTGGTCCTTTCCATTCAATAAACCCTTTCCATGGATCAGATGCACTATCATAAAACTGTTGGACATACAATTCTGGAGCAAACCCATATATTGGTTTAGGAACAGGATCAGTTTTTGTTTGGTATATTATTCTTGGGTTTTCATAAACTGGAAAATTACTAAAACCATATTCTGCTGTATCTTCAATTAATTTTGCTATAGCTCTTGTTACAATATCTCTATATTGTACATCTATAGAGTATATACCACCATTACCAAGACATACAGTAAAAATATTTATTATTGTTTCAAAACCAAATTTATTCGAAAGACGTTTTAAAGCTCCAGTAAAAGCATCTATTACTACTGTTTTAACACCAGAAGAAGATCCAGATTTATTTGTCAATTTCATCATGTTAGCAACTAATGCCATTTGAGTAAAAAATTGAATAAGTGTTTGTGCTGTTCCTAATGGATCTACATTTTTAATAGCGGAAGGTAAATCCATTCCTGTTGTTCCAGCTATCGTTGGATCATTCGCCTTTGGTGCAAACATGTCCCTAGCAGTATTAACACCAGGTTTTCCTTCTCCGTTATTTGTAAACCTAGCTTCATTGTATTTGTCATTATCTGTATCGAATACATTACCAAACAAGTAATTAAAAGGGTTTTTACCTCTATTGTCAGCAATAGTTTTTTCAGGATCTGGAACATTACCAGCTTTTACTAAATCAGTTCCTTTAGTTTCTGGTTTAACGCCTTCTTTACCACCAGTGTTATCAGTTGGATCACGAGGTTCATATGCTCTTGGGAATGTTCCAAGTATAACCATATGTTTTTGAGTTTCGTCTAGAAAAGCACCAAACACTCTTGATCCAACTACAGTTCCATGTGGCAATGTTCCAACACCACCAGTTGAAGCAGATGTTACTGGTAATAATGGTAAAGCCCACTGAAGGTTTTCATCTTTAAATTTTTGTTCGTTATCATTATAACCATACACACGCACCTGAACCTTACCTTGATGGTCTGGATCTTTTACGTTTCTTATCTCACCGAAGAAAAATTCAATGTGTTTCATTTATTATATCCTGCTTTTACCGCTTCTACAATCATAGTATATCTTGGCTTATTGCCTTCTGGCAAAATTCTATGTCTTATTCTGACAATCAAAACTTTATCGTTTATCTGAGTTTCGCCGTCATCTTGACCAGCGTCTGCTTTTTTTGGAATTTTAAGAGTTACAACATCGCCAATTTTAATTGCTGGGTTACCATGAATTTCAAACTTAACCGTATTTTGTGCTAATAGTGCTAAGAATCTAGCACGTGCTGCTTGCGCCTGCGCGAGCTGAGTTTTGTTTTTGTCCATTGCCACGTTAATATAACCAACACTTCCACCATCAGCGCCTACTTTTGGTTTTGTGTTTTTATCTTGATTATCAATCTCATTTAATTGAGCTCTCCAAGAATCATAAGTTCCAAGTGTTTTAAATTCTTGTTTTTGCGGATCAATTGTATTTTGTTTACCTGTTTGAATATTATAATTGTTCATAGCTTTAGCTGACTTAGCTAACTCTGCTGAATTAAAAGACGAAGGCACATCAATCCATATCAAATTATGCATTTGATCTCCATCAGTTGTAGTCCTCGAGCCAACCGTATTATCTTGTTTGAACTCAAATTTAGAACCTTGAGTCATCAAATATTCAAAAGTACAAAATTTGTATTTTTCTGTTCCACCTTCGTACGTTGGAAATAAAACATAAGCAGAAGATTTATACTGTTGAGAAACATGCTGTTCTCTAATTCTTTCTATAAATCTAAAAACAGTTTGAGCATTCATTGGTATATAATGGGGAATAGTTGGATCTGGTGTATCTACCTCTTTATCACTTATTTCTTTCATAGCATTTTTAACAATAGTACTTGAAGGCGTATTAGGGTCTTCGCATTTTTGTATATGAGAAGAAACATTCTTATTAATCTCTTTACCTATCATTTTGATAGTGTATGTCTTGTGCTTCATAGCACCTTTGTTTTCTGCTGTGTTATCTGAAAGATCTGCGTTGTCGAATGTTTCTAGTGTTAGAGAAACTGTTTCGCCCCCAGGAACTGTAAATTTTATATTAACATCTTGATGGGCTGTTATATTATATGTACCCAAAGCATCGTTTTCATCTAACACTTCTATATCTGCAGCAACAACTGGAGATAAGATATCGTAATAAACATTGAACTCTAGCTTCTTAGCTTTTTTAGAGTCAAGTAAATCTAAATTACCTTTTTGTGTTTTTATAGAAAATGTTTTAAATTCTATATCACCAGGAGAGGCTGTTGTCATTATTTCAACACATCAGTTAAATTATCTGCGATTTGTTTTGCATACTTTTTGTCTAAAACTTTTATTGTTTTATTATATGCATTTTTATCTTCTTCATATTGGTAATACGAAATTGGTTTCCAGTAAGATGCTTCTATTGGATCAATAATATCAATAATTGTTTTACACTGTGTAAAATTAGATTTAATTTTACTTTCTTTTCCTAATATGTAACTAACACCAACATCTATAGTAGAAACAGTAGTTCCAGTAACATGACGAATATAAAGGTTATTATCTGATTGATTCATAACCTGCCCAGAACCAATTGTGTTATTATTGAATACAATATCACAAATCTCATCATGTTTAAACCCAGTTTTTTCAACGACATAAGCTTTAACAGAATTAGTGTTTTTAATTTCAGAAATTTGTTTTCTCTTATATGCTATAATTCTTTTAGAATTTTGATAATCTGGTTCCCAATATTTCTTCAAATTTAACTCTAATGATTCATATCTACTCACTGTTATTTCGTCAGCATTTTCCCAGTTACATTCAAAATGTTTAATTTTGGTTTGCGCTAATTCAACAGTTCCGTATTTCTTTTGAATGAACTGTTTGAAAGTATCATAATCTAAATACCACTCATAATATGGGTCAACTATCTGGTTACCAAGATAAACTACCCAATCTTTATATTGATCATCATAATAACGATAACCAAATTGTTCTGCTCTTTCATAAGAGCTTATTTCATATGGATAAAACAAATAAGGATTTTTAAGTATGTTATTAAGAAAAACAATACGCTTCGTAATATCTACAGCTGCAGTATTATTGTAATTTATAACAGGAAAATTGTTAAAATATCTATCTTGTGACATTTATTTACCTAAAGGTTTGTATAATCGTTTTGAGACCAAAGTTCAATTTCTTTTAACTGAACAGCTAAATTAACAATAGTTGGAGTTCCATCTCTAAAAAATGATGGTGTTCCGCCGCCACTATAGTCAACAGAAACAGCTGAAACAGCGCACGGTTTAAATTTAAAAGTAAAATCAGTCACAGGATATAAATCTACTAAAAGAATATTAGGATACCCAAGTAATGGTCCTCTATAAGTAGGTAACATATTAGCTTTAAAATAATTTATTATAGTCATAAGATTGTTTGATTCTTCTTGTCTATTTGGAGTAAAAGTCCACTGTAATGTGTGCTCTTTAAAATTACCAGACTTAAATAGCATTGTTAAAAACGGATTAACTGCATAACCAAATTGTTGCAATCCTATCGGTATTGCGTTTTGTACACCCTGTAAAGCAAATCCAGTTGCGCCTCTAGATATTTGAGATAAAAGGTTAACAGCTCCAGTTGCACCTAAAACGGACACATTTTCTACTGCACCTGCTATATCGCCTTCAGAAAAACCTTCAATTGCAGCAGCAGCTATACCGCCTTCTACAGCTTCCCATGTGACAGTCTGAACATCGTTAATTTTCTTTGGTAATGGTAAACATATAGAACCAAGAGGTCTTAAAAAAGGCGCATTAAAAACTGATGGTCTTTCATACTGTACGAATTGAATTTGCGAGTAAAAATTGTTTCTGCTGTCTTTAATTAAATCTGATGGAAAAGAAAGAGAAATATTTCCAGTTCTGGGCGCCATCGGAAATCGCGAGGAATTAGCTTTATTTTCAGTTTTGTTTAATGTTGGAGCGCCTAAAGCGTTTTGATTACCAAATGCCATGGAAAACCTTTTTTTACGAATAAATATCTATAAGTATTTATTAGAACAGAGTAAATTATGAAAACATATAAGGGATTTTTTAAACCAATAAACCCACAGAAATATAAAGGAAACCCTCAGAATATTATTTATCGTTCTCGTTGGGAACTTAAATTTATGATTTATCTTGATAAAGATGATAGGGTTATTAGCTGGGGCTCCGAAGAAATAATAATACCATATCGTTCGCCAATTGATGGTAGAATTCATCGTTACTTTACAGATTTTATTGTTACTAAAATAAATAAACATGGAAACAAAGAAACTGTTATAATTGAAATTAAACCTTCTAAGCAAACCAAACCTCCAGAAAAACAAAGTAAAATAACTAAAAAGTATATCACGGAAGTTACTACTTGGGGCGTTAATGAAGCGAAATGGAAAGCTGCTACTGAATATTGTATTGAACAAGGTTGGACGTTTCATATATTTACTGAGAAAGAATTAGGAATCAAATGGTAGATTTAGTACAAGATATTTTAGATAATGGTACTTCAACAATTACAGAATCTAAAGATTCAGTAACATGGTTTAAAAATAAACTTGAAGAAATGAAAGGTAAAAAAATAGTTTTTAATAAAAAATCATTTCCAGAAATAGGAAAAATGTATCTTTTTGTTTATGATGCAAAACACAAAGCAACACTACCATTTTTTGACGTTTATCCTTTAGTGTTTCCTGTAGAATATTATTCTGATGGGTTTCTAGGAATAAATTTACATTATCTTCCACCCAACGCAAGACTTGGGCTTCTTGACTCTCTATCATCTATTGCATCAGACAATAAATATACAGATAATACAAAACTTAATATTTCTTATAGTGTTTTGAAACAAGCTTCTGATAGATTTGGTAATTACAGCGATTGTGTAAAACGATATCTTTTTGGACAAGTTAGAAGTGGGTTTAATTATGTTAGTCCAACTGATTGGCCAAAAGCTGCTGTGTTGCCATTACATAAATGGAGTATTAATACCGATATGCGCTACAGAAAATCTTCTCCACCATACTAAGGACAAAAATGCCTTTTAATATAGAAAATTTTAAATCAAATTTAGATGAGTATGGTTATTTACAAAATAACAAATATGAACTATTAGTATCTCCGCCTAGAATGTTTGAAACAGCTTCACTGACCACAGAATCAACACAATCTTCACCATACGACATTATGCGCAATTTAAAATTTCGTATAGATTCTGTAAAAGCTCCAGGGATTCAACTCTTATCGGCAGACAACAACAGATATGGTGTTGGCCCTACTCAAAAACAACCATTTAATGCACAATTTAATGAACTTGGATTTTCTTTTGTTTCTGATGTGTTCGGAGAGCTTTGGCAATATTGGTATAATTGGATAAGGGAAATTTATCAGTTTAATGGAAGGGATGGAAATTCTGATACACTAGCTGGATATACTTCTAGATATAAAGAAGAATATGCAACATTCATTCAATTAATAATTTACAATAATGAAGGGGATATAGTTCAATCGTTTAATTTTTATGATGCTTTTCCGACTTCTATAAACGAAGTTCCTCTTTCTTGGAATGACGCGAATCAACTGGTAAGAGTTGGTGTTACCATTTCATATAAAGAATTTACTATTCAAAGTTCTACTATTCAAGGACCTAATTTGTCTTAATTATGGAGTTATATAATGTCTTTGCCTAAAATTACGTACCCAACATATAATATTAAAATACCTTCTTTAAAAAAGAATATAAAATTTAGACCTTTTCTGGTTAAAGAAGAGAAAATTCTTCTGATGGCTAAAGAGTCAGACAAATATGCTGACATTTTTTCGGCTGTTAAACAAATAGTTGATGTTTGTTGTTTGGATGATAGTATAGATGTTGACAAGTTAACATTATTTGATTTAGAATATATTTTTATCAAACTTAGATCTTTTTCAGTTGAAAACATAATTAAGGTTTCTTATAAAGATCTAGAAGATGAAAAAAATTACGAATTTAATATTGATTTGAATGAAATTGAGGTTAAATTCCCAAAGAAAATTGACAACAATATAAAAATTACAGATAACCTTGGAATAATTATGAAGTATCCTTCTGCTGCAATTTACGATGATAAAGATTTCTTAGATTTAGATAAAGATTATCTTTTTGAATTGATTGTTAGATGTGTAGATAAAATTTATGAAGATGACAGCGTATTTGAAGCGAAAGATTACTCTAGAAAAGAAATTGGTGAATTTCTAGAAGGATTAAATTCAAAAACATTTGCAGAAATACAAGAATTTCTTGTAAATTCCCCAAAGCTAGAACATATAATTAAATACAAAAATTCAATTGGTAATGAAAGGGAAATAACGTTAAATTCGTTGAATGATTTTTTTACGTTTCGCTGAGTCATAATACATTAGAAAATTATTATCATTCTGTATTTACTTTAGCTCAGCACCATAAATACTCTATTAGCGATATTGAAAATTTGATGCCTTTTGAACGTGATATCTATATACAAATGTTAATTGCTTACATTAAAGAAGTAGAAGATAAAAAAGGAAGATAGATATGGCTAAATTTGGGTCAAACATAGATGATGAACCAACACCACCTGTAGAAAGAGTTGTTCCTCCAAAACAACAACCAGTGACGGAAACAGTTATTATTAACACAACAGTTTCTTCAGCCCCTCCGCCTCCAGTAACACCAGCGCCAGTTACACCTGCACCTGTTGCTACTAGTGCGCAGTCACAAATGGTTTCAGCAGAAGCGCAAGCTGAGATGGACAAAAAGGTATTGGATTCTCAACTAGCTAAACAAGACGAACACTGGATGAAAGCATATTGGCGTCCTGCAATGGGGTGGCTCTATATGCTTATGTGTTTCTGTGACTTTGTTGCGTTCCCAATTATTTCTATGTTTATGCCTATTATTTCAAAACTACCATATGTAGCTTGGCAATCATTAACACTTTCAAATGGTGGATTAATTCACTTAGCATTTGGTGGTATTCTTGGTGTTACTGCTTATGGAAGAACTCAAGAAAAGATTAACAAATAATGGCTGAGCAATTAAATCTTTCTGGGCTTTCGCAAAAAATAGAAAACTTTTCAGCGGAAGCTAGAAACCAAACAACTTCTTTTAGACAAAGTGCCAGCGAGCATAATCGTTCAATAACGAAATTCGTTAAGGATATCGCTAGTCATTTCACTAAACAAAATGGTTCTTTAGAAGATATATCTATAAGTATGAAGGAAGCTACAGAAGCATCTGCTGCTGTTTCTAGAAAAATTGATAATCAGAGTTCAGTAATTAATCAATCTATTAACATTCAATCAAGTATGTTGAATGAATTACAAAGAATGAATGGAACTCTGGCACAAGTTGTTAGAGAATTAAAAGACAACAGTAAAACAGAAGGTGAGGGCACTGGAGGCGGAGGCGCTAAAGGTATAATGTCTTCAATTGCATCTTTCTTTACAAAAAGAAATTTAGCACTAGCGGGTGGTGCTGCAGCAGTTGTAGGTGGGGCAGTTGGCGGTTATAATGCTGGTTCAAAACCTAATCAGAGTAATCAAAATCAATCTTTCTTAGACCCAAAAAATAACACTGATGATATTGATCCTGATGTTCTTAAAAAATATGATGGAAAACAATTACCAGCATCCATAAGATTAAACAACATGGGTGCTATGAGTATCGGAAATTCTGGTAAAAACGATTTTGTTCAAAATATGCCAGGTTATGTTGGTATGACACCCAGACCAGCAAATGAAGGTGGTTTCTACGCACAATATGCTACACCTATTCATGGCGTCGCTGCTGCAAGTAAAAATTTAGAAAATTATGGACAAAAAGGAATAAACACCCCTGATACTATTGTAGCAAAATGGACAACAGGAAAACCAAATCCACAATATTCAGCAGTATTGCAAAAATTCCTAGGTGAAGGTGTTAAAGGCGACACGCAATTAGATCTTTCTGATCCTTCAATCAGAAAGAAAATCCTTATGGCAAAATCTCAAGTTGAATCTGGAGCTGGTAAACCAGTTTACAAAGATCATGTTTTTGACAAAGGTGTTAATTACGAATATCCTGAAACAAAACAACAATCTGGTCAAACTCAACAACAACAATCACAACCACAACAAACTCCTTCCGCAGCTCCATCTGGTGGGGGTGGTGGAGAACAACCACAAGCTCAATCTACTGAAAAACAAGGACCTACTGAACGTTCTTCTCCTGATGAAGATAAACAATTCCTTCAATCTAGACAAGTTGGTGGCGGAAGTTTCACTGGCGTAAATGCTGACAAATTAAATTCAGATTTTGTTCACAAATTAGTAGAAGGTATTAAGTTTGCTGAAAAGGCTTCTGGTGAAAAGATTGGTATCACTGAAGGTTATAGAACACCTGAAACACAAGCACAATATTATGCTAATTATGTTAAACATCCAATTGAATATCAAGGTAAAACATACAATCCAGATCCAAGAACTGGTAGTGGTGGTTTAGCAGCGCCTCCTGGTCAATCTAATCACCAAAAGGGAATGGCTGTTGATATTTCAAGCGGAAGGGCACGAGAAATTCTTAGAGCAAATGCTTCAAGATTCGGCTTAAGAACTCTTGGACAAAAAGACCTTCCACATTTTGAATCTGGGTCTGGTAGTGATGAGTCATCACAAGCATCTCAAGGAAGCACAGGACGTTCATACCAAACACAAGGCAGCATGGGCGGAGGAGGTGGTGGTTATGGTGGCGGAATGGCTATGGGAATGCAAAGACCAATGATGGGTGGCATGGGCATGGGCATGAACCCAATGATGGGAATGATGATGGGTGGTAGAATGGGTAGAGCTGCTGGTATCGGTGGTCTCATAGGTATGGGCGCTAATATCTTAGGAAATATATTATCACCAAGAGAAGAAAGAATGCCTTCAGCCAGATATGCTCCAACACCACCACCAAGAACATCAAGAGAATTAGAAAGAACAGCAGTTCAAGATAAAGTTGATGAAAGAAAACCACAACAAACTAATGCTTCTGCCCCTCAACAGAATACACAACAAGCTAGACAACAACCTGTTAATGATCCTAACAAGAGAAATAAAGTTACATCCGCTAAGAATCCATGGGCTGATGATCTTCGTAAATATTATGAAAAGTCTATGGCATCATAAAAAAGGGAGCCGAAGCTCCCTTTAAA